TGAGCGATAGCGAAGAACATCCTATACATTGCTTACAACCTCATATGACTCACTAGCTCAACTGGCAGAGCAACTGACTCTTAATCAGTAGGTTCGGGGTTCGATTCCCCGGTGTGTCACCAGAAAATAAAAGGGATACAGGCTGCGAAGCCTCGTATCCCTTAGTCTTTCTATAAACGTTTACAAGTTACACGCAATTACACGATGTTATTAAGTTCCATACAATTTTCAAACCGAGTTGTCAAAAAGTTGTCAGACCTTTTTACGTTTACTTCGTTTTTTGTTCAGCTTATTTATTATTTCATCCTGGCTATCAATTGTTAAATGCGTATATCTCTTAGTCATATCAAGGGTAGCGTGTCCCAATAGTGCTTGTACCTTAAACTGATTAATTCCCATCTCGATTAGCTCGGTGGCCAGCGTGTGCCGGGTTTCGTGGAAGTGGGCGTCCGGTCTTAACCCTGCTGCAAGCGCTATCTTCTTAAATCGTTTACTTATCTCGTAGTTCGGGATTAGTTTACCATTAGGCTTGGCAAATACATAACCGTTGTCGATATACCTTGTTCCGATTTCTTTGATTTGTGATGCTTGAATATCTTTATACTCAGTTAAAATTTTTAGACACTCTTCTGTTAGCTTTATAGCCCTGACTGATGTGCGGTTTTTAGTCGCTGCTTCCTTGGGGCCTTCATCCTTAGATTGTTCCGTAGCTTGATCGATTATAATTCTACCTACCTGTAAGTCAACCTTCGGCCATTTCAGGTTTAAGAATTCGCTTAACCTTGCACCTGTGTCTAATGCGAGTGCTATCAGAATATACAGTACTGGATCAGACTTAAAAGCTGTAGACAGCAGTTTAGTCTTCTCTTTATCAGTATAAGGGGTAATAGTTGTAGGCTTAACTGTAGGTCTGTCAATAGCATCACAGGGGTTTTCTAAAACAATCTTGTCCCTTCTTGCTTGCTCAAGTGCGGCATTAAGCGTTACGTAGATATACTGCAACGTCCTGGGACTAATCTTCTTCGCTATTCGCAGATCGTCTTCAGTGGGTTTCTTTTTCCTGCATACTACTTTATTCTTACAGTCTGCTAAGAATTTACGGATTGCGGGCGTTTCCAGCTCTGTAAGCTTATAGTCACCTAGCGCGGGTTTAATATGTACGCGGCAGTTACTTTCATAGCTCTGAAACGCCTTATCTGATATACTATCCTGTTTTATAGTAGTGAGCCATTCGTCGAGCCATTCCGATAAAGTAATATTCCTGTAATTTTTAGGTTTATGTTCTAAGGATTCTTTATACTCGTTAAGTTGCTTTTCAGCATCCTTTTTCGATATAAGGCTGTAGAAGTATTTTTTCTTGCCTGCAATCACTTTGGTTACTACGAATCTACCGTCAGCGCGTTGTGATTTTTTCTTAGGCATAAGTCCTCCTATATAAAGGCGCGGTCAGCTTCGTTCCTTTTTATGTAAATTGATATACTTTTTTACAGCCTTCGTTAAAAATTTTTAGGTGGCTATCGTTGCTGATGTATTCTTTTTTGATTCCTCAAACTGCTTAAACTGTATGTGAGACTCAACCTCTTTCCTACTTATGGGAGAGAGGTTCTTTATTTGCCATAGTAAGGCAATATCTTCCTCTGAAAATGTAGATTGGTTAGCGTTGTTCTTATTTCCTACTAGCAAATAGTCAGTAGATACATTAAAATAGTCTGCTATCCTTTGTACTGTATCAGCTTTAGGTGTTGATCCCTTCTTCCAGTACGTGGCGTTTGATGTGCTTAGCCCTATTTCAGCTATCAGTTTTGACAGCGATATACCACGTTGATTGCATAGGATTGTTACCTGTTTGTAGAACATAAAAACACCTTCTAAAAATATTTATATATATCGAAAATAACCTATTGACAGTTTCGGTAAACTGAAATATAATACAAGCATACCAAGTAATTCGAAACGGGAGGTGATGAAACGGTGTTAACAATAACGGTGAAAGAGGCGTCAAAATTGTCTAGGATTGGTATTAATGAGATATACCACCAAATCAAAAACAATCCAAAGTTTCCTTACTTTAAAGTTGGTAACAAAATACTAATACCCCGAGAGCTGTTCGAAAAATGGGTGGTAGGGCTGGCTAAATGTGACTAATCTGGTGCCACAAGAAAGGGGTAAAAGTTGAAAATCATCAGTACAGATAATTTCGGTGGTGATTACCCTGACGAGAGGGTTGTTACCGATAATATCAGCAATGCAGAATTTGCAAAAGTGATGTGTGAGGCATTGAACAGTAGGTTTAGTGGTGACCAGGCTCCAATGTTTTATAAGGTAGTTGAAGATGGTTATGTTTTACAGCCTGGTTTTGAGCCTTAAGAATATTAATCACCCAAAACAACGGTAAGCATTTTTCTATCCTTGTCAGACAAACCCTTAATGCGTTCAACTAGATCAAGCATTTCTTGCGTTATCTCAGGTTCTTCACCCGTCGTTAGAAACTGCATAGACACGTTGTAGAAATTAGCAAACATTTTTATAGTTCTTAAATCTGGTTCCCGGTAGTTGGTTTCGTAATTAGATATAAGTGATGGACCTTTCATATTAAGAAACTTAGCTACATCGGTTAACGTGTACCCTTTGTCTTTACGCAACTTCCTTAGTCTCCATCCAAGGGAATCACGCGAAATTGGTTTTAATGGTTCTCTTACAGCCATTATGATCACCGTCCTTTGTATCTATTATACCACAAATCGTGTATTATATTACACCGTGCGTAAAATATTTTAGTCAATAATTGTTAATCCTTGTCTAGCACCCTGTTAACTAAGGTGATAAATAGTAACCAACTTATCAGGAACGTTATGATAACGTAGTGGAACAGGATAAAGCTTTTGAAGCCAACTAATAAGTATATGAACATAGCTATTTGTGCTACTACTGGGAGGCAAAGAGCTGCTACGGCTGATAAAATCCCAAGGTGATACCAAGCTAATGAAATAGTCCAAAGATGTATTGCGGCGCCTATTAACCCAAAAGAAAAGTACGTAATAATACCGACCGAGCGCCCTAAACCAGCCGCTGCATTACGTGTAGTAGTCAGCAAGTTTTTCATTATTGCGTTACCTCCTTTCCGGCTTATCGGACAAGCCGAGTAAGTAGTCGACGCTAACGTTGAAGAAGCAGGCCAAAGCTGTAAGGGTTTCGATAGATGGTAGGTTATTACCATTTGTAAATTGCCCTACAGCCTGACGCTTAATCCCAACACTATCTGCTAATGCTTGATGCGTTACTTTATTGGCATTAATTAGTAGGTTAATACGGTCAGAAAAAAGTTTTTTATTAAACATAAAACACCTCTTGACGGCAAGCAATGCTTGCCTTATACTAAGACTACGAAGCAAGTGGTGCTTGCTGATTGAAAGGAGGGGGTGAAATGAAAAGGCAATTCTTAGAGGACGAAATAACTCGGCGCGGTTTAACTCAAGCCGCTGTGGCCGCTGCAACAGACGTTAGTCGGCAGATGATTAGTCACATAATCATCTGTAGACACAATCCAGGATGGGATTTACAGCAACGGTTAGTTAAGTTCTTCGGTATACCGGCTGAAACATTGCTAGAAGAAAGTGAAATTAACAGGAAAGAAGTGTAAATGATTGCTAAAGGCCAACAAGCCTCTTAAATCAAATCATTAAACCTATTATACCACAAAACGTTTAAAATGTTTCACGCTGCGTAAATTATTTTTAGGGGGAGAAAAAATGTCAATAGGAGCACGAATCAAAGAAATCCGAAAAGCCCACGGCATTCGAGCCACGCATGTGAACAAGCAGTTAGGCCGTTCTACAGGCTGGTTGTCAAATATCGAAAGTGGCCGAAACGACATATCGGCGGTGGACTTAAAAGCTGTAGCTGACGTGATGCGCATTCCGATACGGGACTTTTATGGGGTTGGTAAGTATCTCACACCTGAGCAGCGGGTAATTGTAAGTGCATTAGCTGACTGTATTAAAACAGGTACTGATCCCGATACACTAAACACGGTTATTGGTAAACCTAGTGGGTGGCTACAGCAGATACCCCGTGACATTACACCTACGCAATTAGCGCAGGTAGTTAACACGCTGGGCTATTCCTTAGACGCTGCAGCACATATACAGAGATAAGCGTATGGACGTAAACGCGCTGATAGAGGCTAATCTTAGGTTAGTTCCTTACACAATACATAAATATTTAGGTGGTTTCCAGAATAGGTTTGACATGGACGATTTAGTTGGCTGGGGTAATATTGGGCTAATAAAGGCCGCTAAAAAGTTTGATGTTTCGTACGGTGTTAAGTTCTCTACTTATGCGGTGCCTATGATTCATGGTGAATTGCAGAGAGCCATACGCGACGATAATCCTGTGCACTTTACAAGGTCCGTAAAAGACAACTGGTATCTCATTAATAAGGATGATGGTATTAAAGACAAGACTCCGGAAGACATAGCTGCCATATTAGAAATAAGCGTACCCAATGTATTAGAAGCCCTGGCTTATGGTAATAATCTTCTGCTTGTTTCAATGGATGAACATGTTAATGACGGTGTCGACGGTGGTATTATCTTGCGCAGGGATGTACTAGGATCTGACGTTGACTTTGACTCTACTTTTAACATTGGTGATATGTGCGCAAAGTTTAGCAAAAAAGAACTAGCTGTATTTCGTAATCGTTACATAGAGGACTTAAGTCAAAGGGAAGTTGCTTCTAACGTTGGTATCAGTCAGCCACAGGTTTCAAGGGTGCTGGTAAAAATAGAGGCTAAAGTGCGAGAGTACTTAAAGGAGAGTGATGGTACAGTGATTAAGGTTGTAGATGATCACGAAAAAGCTAAAGAACTTTTAAAAACGACAGGTATGCCCGTAGTTGATATATGTAAAGCTTCATGGTGTCTTCAAGGAACTGTCAGTAACTTTAAGAAAAAACTGAGAAGATCAGGCGAGTTGTTTCAGGGTGATAGTATTGAAATTGCTGTTGCTCCTTTACAGCCTTGGTATTCACCAGAAAAACAGTTTGAAGACTTACGGAATAAGGTTGCGTCAAAGTTTGTGCCAGAAGAGTCTGTTCGTGAACTTACGGGTGTGCCTGTATGTAGCGTTAAATACCCACAACCGACAGCATCTATAGGTATCACACTAGAGGGCTGTGGTGCTGATTATGATTGGTTAAAAAAGGTGTTTGACCAAGCTTTGAGCAAGGTAAAAACATTTGACGTACCTTTAATGAGTTACTCAATTTCTGTTAAGAGCGGGCCGCGAAGTGAATAATTCAACGATTAACGAAATTCAATTAACAGGGTTTCAGTCTCACGTAGATTCCACCATTAGTGTAAGCCCTGGACTAACAGTTATTACAGGCCCAAGTGACTCGGGCAAGACAGCTATTATTCGCGCTATCCGGTGGGTAGTATTTGGAGAGCCGGCAGGTGACTCATTTGTCAATAAAGCCATAGGACAGACTAAAGTTAGTATCCACTTAACTACCGGGACAGTAGTTACGAAGCAGCGTAAAGGCGCTAAGACATCCTATACGTTGGAAAACCCCGGTGAAGATCCCATGGTTTTTGACAAAGCCGAAACGCCTGAGGAAATTATCAAAGCTCTCGGAATAGTAAAAACGCAGTTCGGTGACTTTGAGACAGAGCTAAACTTTGCTTATCAATTAGCCGCTCCTTTTCTATTAAGTGAACCGTCATCCGCAGGGGCTAAAGTTCTTGGCAAGCTGTCGGGTACTGAAGTAGTTGATATGGCTATCAAAGCTGTAGCTAAAGACAACTATGCGGCAAATCAGCAGCGGTTACAGTCTATAAAAGATATTGAGAAAACCGAAGCAGCATTAGCGCAGTTCTACGATCTTCCCCAGCAGGTTGAGCAGTTACATGTATGTGGCGTTTTGCTTGAACGTGTGGACGCTAAGTCAGTAAAGTATAAAGTGGTAGCAGAATTACGGGATACTTACAGTAGTTTAGCGGCTAAGGTCAGCGGGTACACGGAATTCGTGCTACGGTTCCGCAATGTTAAGAAGCTGCAAGAGTCATTAAAAGCTGTAGACGATTGCTCTACAAAACTCAGTAACTGGAAAAACTTATTGTGTAGGTTTACCGATAACTGTTTACAGCGTACGAATTTGGTAAACGAAATAGGGCGGTACTCGCTTCTTCCTTCTATTAAAAGTACGCTTAGTCAGGTAGTTGTCAACAATGAGAAACTGGTAACAATCAAAAAGCTTGCCGGTCTTCATAGATTCGGCTCCCAGGAAATTGATATCAACAAAGCTGTAATAAACAGTACAATCAACCTACCAAAAGCGATAGACAGGTTAGCTCATACAGAGGCCGCCATAACACGGTCACAGTTACTTCAAAACTTAGTGGGGACACATACTTCCTCAGCTCAGGGTGTGGCGCGCTATAAGGCTCTAATTGAGTCTACAGCGGTTGACCATAGTGTAATCGAAACTCTTAAAAAGTCAGAAGTTATGTTGGAACGCTTACAGCAGTTTAGAATTATGAGAGCGCAGTACAACGTAGCCTGTACACGAATGAAGCAGTGTTCGGATACCGTAAGTACTACAGCGGGGCTAAGTCAGGCAGCAGAGGCCTTAAAAACCATGAGCGTAAAACAGAGTACACTTATGGTTTTTAAGAAGCTGCAAGAAGAGTATAAAGCCCGTAATGCAGAAGCAATTGTAGCTAGTTCACGGTTGACGGTACATAGTGATTCGTTAGCTACTGCTAAAAAAGAGCTACACGAAATGTGGAAAGAAATTGACGTATGCCCTACTTGCGGGCAGATGATAGGGGAGGAAATTTGCAATGGATGACAAAGCACTTGAATACTTACAAAGTAAGGTGAACAAGGCTCAGGAACTTCGCGGTAAGATAATGCAGTTAGATGGTGCTTTATACGGGCTAGGTAAAGCTGAAGGGCTGTACATTGTTTTATCAGGCAGCACTAATCCTACGTTAGGTGCTGGTCGCGGTGGGCTGGGTAGTGACGAGGCTTATGCACTATTTGCTCCATTGATTGCGGAAGCTGTTATGGGTAAACTTGAAGAGCTTAAAGAAGAATTTGAAAAATTATAAAAAGGGGATATGTAAATGGAAGATGTAAAAACCCGTATTGAAACAGCAAAAACGAAACTCGCTAACGCGGAGAAAGCGCGTACCGTAGCAGAAACAAATCTGCAGAATGCCGAGCAGCAGCAGGCTGAAGTCGTTAAGCAGATGACTGAACAGGGGGTTACTCCGGAAACGATTGCAGCGGAGATTGAGAAGTTGGAAGCGGCAATTGAAGCAGATTTACAGCAGGTGGAAAGTTTGATACCGGAGGTGTAGTAAATGAGTAAGTTGATAGCATTGATAGGGGCCTCTATTTGTGTCTGTGGATTAGCTGTAGCTTGTTTCGGTTTAGCTGTGGTTATTAACTACTATCTGTGGAATTTTATCTTGTTTGTGTTTAATACGGGCTATAGCTTAAGTTGGCCGCAAGCTGTAGGGGTTTCCCTTATACTAATGATTCTGAAAGATATTTTTGGTAAAGGCCGTAGCTCAAATGATTAACACCTACCGAGTAAATAAAATTCACTTCGATGTTCAGCAGGCTGACAAGAAAGTAGCAGCACGGCAGGGGCAAAAAGATTTGCTTGACCAGCAGTTACAAGAAGCTGTTGACAAGAAAACGAAAGCCGAAATAGAACTAGGCGTTTTCGACTTAGTTCAGATCTTACTACAAAAGACTTCGGACTTCGCACGGCAGCAGGCTAAATCACGTATAGAAGAAATTGTTACGTCAGCATTATCCGTGGTCTTTGAAAAGAATTACGTGTTTCGTATACAGCTTGACGTGAGAGGGAACCGGCCGGAGGCCACCTACTGGCTGGAAAGTGATGGTATTGTTACTCAGTTAAAGCCCCCCGATTACGATAGGGGTGGTGGGATCGTCGATGTTATTACTATCGCGTTACGCTTAGCGATTAGCGAACTGGCCGGAGTTGAAGGGCCTTTGTTCATGGACGAAATAGGCAAGATGGTTAGTGCTGAGTACGCGGCAAATGTCGGCTACTTCTTAAAGCAGTACAGTGAAAGATTCGCTAGACAGATTTTTCTTATCACGCATAACGGCTCACTTGCTGCTATAGGAGAGCTTTCACTAGGTGTATCGCAGATTAGTGGGGTCAGCAAGATCACAACACTATAAGGAGGGGTTAAACGTGCCAAAAGAAATCATTTTAGCGTTCAGTGACGAGTGGGAAGCGATCTACGTGGACGATAAAAAACAGGTGGAAGGTCATTCTATCAAGGCTTATGAATGGTATAAGCTGGGGCGTGGTAATCCAGATGTTCCTTTCGCCAGTATTAAAAGAGCGGCTATCAGTAATGCGTATGTGGACGATGTGGGCGACTTTCCTAGCAAGTTCAGCGCATTCCCACCTGATGCAATTGTGGAGACGTACACTATACACTATAAATAAGAAAGGCGTGATCAAATGGAAAGAGAACTTTACCCAGAGAATTGTATTCATGACAAAGAAGTACCGTGTTATCTCTACAAGTACCAAGTAACCCGTACTCGTCCATGCGAGAGTATGCCTTGCAGAGTGATCAGGGAGTACCAGAAATCCGGTATACTGTTGACGCTTAACGGTAATCGTACGTATGGTAATGGGGATACGATATCCCAATGGAGCGTTAAGACTACAAAGCCAGAGTCCGAAGTTCGCGAGTATCTACAGCGGTACTTTAACGCTAAATCGACGGTTGTACCTAAAAGCGTGGAGAACTTAAAAGCTGTAGACGGCGGTTTTAGTTTTGATGTTGTTGAACCTTACCGGGATTAAATTACACGAAAAGTGAAAGGGGATAAAATTATGCAAGAAGAAAAACCACGATATCCAGAGCTCTGTATTAATGATCAATCTTTCAATTGTCAATTGGCCGGGAGTATAATGTGTAACCGTGACTGCTCCACAGATCCTTGTGTGCCTTTTAAAAACTTCTCTGAAAGTGGTGTGTGGATAGTACGCGGAAGCAGCACAGGCGGTAAGTGCAAAGATCGTGTTACTAAATACGAAGCTTATTCCACGAAGACCGAAGACGAGGTAAGAGAATACCTAAGAAAACAATTTAATACAGGCAACAATTGGTACTCCAACAAGCTGGAAGGTTTCGGTAAAATGTCAGACGGTAAAGGATTCTCATTCTATATTCGTGAGCCATATTTAGATTAATTTTAAGGGGTGGATTTATTTGAAAAAGATGTTTAAGAACTACAAACAGTTAACGAATCTCGTTTACAGTGACCAGGTTAGCTTTATCACGTGTGAGCAGTGCGGGGCAGGTAAGTCGCGTTTGGGTTTAACCGGGGCATCAGTAGGCGGTGCTACCTTAATCAAGGGCGCGAACGGTAAGTACCGTTGCAAAGAGCATATTGACGGTGTTCTTAAACCAAGAGGTGAACGGAGGGGTAACTCTAAATGGAGAAAAAAATTGGCAAAAAGTTCTGCCCTTTAACCTTTAAGCTGCTGAAAGACGGTCTTGATATACACGTTTGTATTAAAGAAAAGTGCGCTTGGTGGGTTCCCTATACGGATTGCGGAGATAGCGCGCTTGACCAAAAAGGAAACTGCGCTATAGTTGCCAGCAAAGATGTGCTAAACAGTATAGAGCAGGGGGTGAACAGCCATTAAACTGTTATTTACGGGGGACTGGCATATAAGGGGTAGTAACCCCCGCAACCGTATTGACGATTACAAAGAAGCTGCAAAAGCAAAAATCCAAGAGGTTTTCGAAATTGCAAAAGAAGTAAAGGCTGAAGCGATAATTTGTCCTGGTGACGTGTTTGACAGGCCGGAAGTGTCCATTAGTGTGCTGCTGGAATTCACGAAGCTGCTTAGTAATTCGCCTGTACCTATTTACAGCACGATAGGGAATCATGATTTGTTTTCTTACAACCTGGATACCTACGAGCGTACTAGCCTTTGTTTGCTGGAAATGTTAGTACCTCAGCTACAGGTTTATGGTATTTTTCGTCATCGTGGTTACGGTATCAACCTACCTGGAGAACGGGTATGGATTACTTTTGAACCTTATACCAGCAAGATGGATATTGGTGGGTATGGCTACGGTCAGCAGCTTGACCCACCAAATGACAGGTGGCTTAGAATCCACGTAGCGCATGGGCTTTTACTTGATCACGTACCACCATTTGACCGCTATACGCTGGTCCAAGATGTAGAAACAAATGCTGATATAATTCTCACAGGTCACTGCCACACGGGATATGGAGTCTACAAGCGTAAAGACGGCAAGGTATTCTGCAATCCGGGTAGCCTACTCAGATCAAGCGCAAGCACAGAGGCACTAGAGCGAGCTATCCAAGTAGCTGTAATTGACACCGAAACAAGAGACATTGAACTCGTACCCCTTAAGTGTGCTAAGCCGGGGAACGAGGTACTTGACCGGTCTAAGATCGAGGCTGATGATCGTCGGGAGTATGCTATGTCAGAGTTTGCAGCATTAATCCAGACCGGCACCGGAGAAAAGGCAGTCGTACCTATTAATGATATTGTCGAAACGATTGCCAAGCAGGAAGGGTTGCCGGTTGAAGTAATCCAAAAGGCCCTTGAAAAGATAGAAGAAATGAAGGGGATGATAGCACCTTGATTGAAGCTGAAAAGGCATATGTTGTAGAGACACTACAGGTGTTGCTTGACCGTATGGAAGTCTGTAACAGTAAAGATTGCTTTGTTTGTAAAGGTGTAAAAAGGAAAGTTGAGACGTTGGCATCAGTTTTAGGTATAGATGCTACAGCTATTATGCCTCATAGACTTAGAGGAGCACACAACTAACAATAGGATGAGAGGACTTGATAATTTGAAAAACGTATTTATTAGCTTACTGAATGAGGTTAAGCGCCCCGGAATACCAGAGCTGTTACAGTGGATAGATACTACTGATTTCTACACTGCCCCGGCTAGTACCCGTCACCATGGAGCTGTAACAGGTGGTCTACTTATTCACAGCTTGGCCGTATACGACGCCCTGTTAAAGATAAACGAAGCTTTTCAGCTTAATTTTGGTCTAGAATCAATGAAAATTACAGCCTTATTACACGATTTGTGTAAAGCTAACTATTATACTGTGTCTACCCGCAATGCTAAAAACGAAAAAACTGGTCAGTGGGAGAAAGTTCCTTACTACTCTGTAGATGATAAGTTCCCGGCAGGTCATGGAGAAAAAAGTATAATACTTTTACAGCGTTTTGTAGCCTTATCGGATGAAGAAGCCTTGGCTATTAGGTTTCATATGGGTGGTTTCGACGATGCGGCTCGTGGCGGTTTTTCTGGTAGCGCGTCGATGGGTACAGCAATGGATATGTATCCGTTGGTATCTGCTTTACACCTTTCGGACATGGCGGCCACATACTTTTATAAGAAATAACAAAGGCTGGTTGGGACCCAATTAAAGCTGTGACTGTACCGACTAAAAACACCAAAGCAAAAAGTAAGGGGGTGCGTATATATGGAAGAGAGACAAAGAGCTGCGTTTATTAAGTCCCGGATAGGCTTGATAACTTCAATGAGTGACGGGAATATTGGGGCGTTAACCGTGATAGACACTATGATGACTAAAGATCCTGAAATGCTATTTACTGACCTACTGTCTTTGGACGATATGAACATTCGGGGCTCTCAACTATACGTAGGGTATAATGATTTCGCTGGCCGGGATATCAATAAATTTATTGCCGCTATCCGCAGTAGAAGCCAGGAAATGGTTGATGTAATTAACCGAGAATGCGGGAATCAAGATGGGGTTGCTGTTACTCACGGTCATTCTTTTAACCGAGGTTAGTTTATGGAACAAAAGTTAACCGTAGAAGTAATTAAGCAGGCCATGGAAAAATTAAGAAAAACTATGCCAACCTTTCCCGAACTAGATAAGATGATAGCTAACGGAGCGAAAATCGAAAACCTGTTTCTTATAATACCCACAGGGATTACGCAAGAGCATGTCCTACACACGAGATATGGACCACTAGCCCTGCTGCCGTCTGTCTACGTAGACAAGGGCTATCTATTCAATAACCGATACTCTTATAAAATACAAGGGGGTCTTGCTCCATGGAAAACCAACCATTTGGCGTAGTTCTAAGACCACAGTTCGATACTGAGACAATCAAGATAGGTAGACCTGTACTACTATCAAAAGATTCTCTTACCTTAAATCGGGTTTCGTATGCCTTTGATACTGTACTGAAGAACCTGGAAATAAAAACATATGGATTGATTTCGAAAGTCGGGCCGCTTACTCTGGACGTGTGTTGTCTTGATAGCGATGGTAACAGTGGTTACGTCAAAATTCCTGTAAAGTATGTGGCTGACAGTGTTATTATACTGGTTATGTTATGAGCACCGATATGGTTAATAATGCGTATATGAACAGAGCAAAAATTGTAGCCGAACAGTCGCATTGCTTACGACGTAAGGTGGGGGCTGTAATCGTACGAGACGGTCGCGCGATAGCCCTAGGGGTTAATGGACCAGGTAGAGGTATGGAAATATGCACGATATGCTCCAGGGATGGTGTACCGTCTGGTGAAAAACTTAACGAGTGCTACGCTACCCACGCTGAACAGGCCGCTATAGCCAGTGCGGCATTCGCCGGACGACCAACAAGAGGCTGTACAATGTTTGTAACACACCGCCCTTGCAGCTCATGTATGAAGCTGATTATAGCTGCAGGCATTAAAGAGGTTTACTTCTATTATTGGTATCCTGATCCGCTGACCGATATATTAGCGGGGGCGGCAGGCGTAAAATTAATTCAAATGGGGGAAGAAAAATGATTGAAAATGCGGAAGTAAAAAATAAGATTGAGGAACAACTACAAAATCTAATTGCTGTTTATGGTCCCGAAAAAGTAAAGCACTTCGCTTCACAGCTCCTGGAGGCTAAGAAAAAAGACTTAAGTAGTGAGTACACGTCCCTAATTACTTTAAATGCTATTCAGCAAACCCTTGATCAACTAGACATTTGCAGCCATGACGTTGTCGAAAAAAGCGGAGCACAGAAAGACGTGTTTCAAAAAAAGTCCCCGTTGCTCAAGAGAAAATTTGAGCTGGAAACTGCCGTAAAGTTAACTGAAGCTGATGCCTTTATGCTGATTGATTCTTCTGGAAAGTTCGTTGTAGTTAATGGTCAACAAATTCCGCTTTCAAATGATGTTATGCGTGACGCTTACCGCAGGCAGGCAAGTAAAGAGCAGCGAAAGGAATTGGCTACTGTAAACGGGGATCTTGCTTCGATTGACGTAGACATGCAACAGGCGAAAGACGCATTATATGGCGCGAAAGACGCACTGGAAAGCGCTAAAGCAAAAGCGGGACTTCAGGCGGCGCTATTGCTGTTCCTGGCTAATAGATAAGGGGGCTATAAATTGACAACATTTGAAAGAGTTAAAGATATTGTTGTAGAAAAATTAGGTATTGATCCGGCTGATGTTACTGATGACGCACAATTAATAGATGACCTTGGTGCCGATTCCCTTGACATTGTTGAAACAGTTATGGATTTCGAAGCTGGTTTCAATATAGAAATACCTGATGAAGCAGCGGAAAAATTTGGTGATATGCCGTTTATAGCTATTGTTGAATACATTGGGGACCGCATTGGCGAACACGAATAAGCAAAAGGAACGCCGGGACAGAGGCGAGGATTTCCAAGATGAAATGCGTAGATCGTGGGCGCTAGTCCCAAACAGTTGGAGGCTCCGGATTACTGATGCCGGAGCCGGGACCAGGCCGGCAGATGAAGTAGTGCTCTTAAAGAGCTGTAATATCTTAGCTGAACACAAGCGAACAGCGGGAGACAAGTTCGAACTAAGTTTCCTACGTCCTCCGCAGATTCGTGGATTACTCGATTTCGAATGCGTTCTACAGCACAACAAGGGGCTGGTGTTTGTATCCTTCTTAAACGCAGATACAGATAGGACGCTTGTTTTTAGACTGGTTGACGCGCTACGGTTTATGAAGCGAGAAGGTAAGAATCATATAAAGCTAGGTGACTTCGGTTCTCTATTTACACAATTCGTGGAAATACCTTTAATGGAAGCTGAAAAGAGGACATATTATTTACAGCCTGTGGTTGATTACTGCAAATAATTCTTAGGAGGGGACATTGTGGATTTAAAACCAAGAGAAGAACGTGAGCAAATTGTTCAGGATTTTGTACGCAGCAATGAGGCTGGAAACCCAGGAACATGCTTCGGTTGTTGTAGTTGTTGGTATGTCGATGTTGACGGTGAAGTGCAGGTAAGTTGTCACTACAAGTCTAAGACGCAAGGCGCTTCTTGGTACGACCAGGACAAAGGCTGCGATAAGTGGTATCCCAGTGATAAGTTACTAAAAAGGGTTTTCCCTTTGACAGGGGTTAAGGCTGATGTTTAAAACTGCAAAAAACAAAAATGACAAAGATGTGTATCTCAAGTTGTGTGATATCCGTAATGGTGGTGTGGGGGAATCCCTAGGTGTAGCCGTTGTAGCTGTAAGCAAAGACCTTAAATACCAAGCTAGAGTACTAGAAATAACCCAAAACGGATCTGTTGTACTTTGTAAGCTACCCGCTGGTTTTCCTGGATTCGCTTTAGACCGAGATAGATATCCTAGACTTACCTATAGCGGTTTAACTATGACGGAAAGGGGCGACGTGAATGTTAGCAGATAAGACTAAAATCCAAAAAGTAACTGAAGTTGCGGTAATGGCTATCGAATGGACAGGTACGTTATGCATATGGATAGTTGTCTTAGTTCTATTGGTTATGGGTATATTCGGGGGTGGTGCTTCGTTAGAAGTTACAGGGTTAGTCAATATATTAAAGTAGGTGAATTAATTGCTACAGATCACTATATCAAATCAAATATGGATCAGAGGGGCTACGGTTCCCCTCCGGTCTGCAATAACCAAAGCCCTGGAAATCGACAACCCGGTATACATTGAAAAGCAAAAGAAACGCCAAAAGGTTTGGGGCATTGAAAAGAAGTTAAAACTATACAGGCTGGAAGGTTCGGATATCGTATGTCCTAGAGGGTTCTTAAAAGACCTTAAAAACATTATGCAGCAGCAGAACATCCCACTTGACATAATTCTTGAACAATACAACGACACAAAAGCTGTAGACTTCGGGGAATGGAATACCGCTTACAGCCTTAAGGACGACCAGTTGCCCGCAGTAGCTGCAATGATGCAGCAGAACGGGGTTTTGATAGCCCCCGCAGGTAGTGGTAAGACAGTAATGGGTCTTAAGTATGTACACGATACAGGGAAACCTACAATATGGCTTACTCACACGAAAGACCTTTTGGAGCAAACTATAGCTAAAGCTCAGGCAGTTTCAGGTGATATCGGGCGTGTTGGTAGAATTGCTGACGGTGTTGTGGATTACGGGGATGGTAAGCTAATTGTGGCGATGGCCCAGACTTTAAGTCAACGTCCAGAACTTATCGAGGCACTTGATCCCTTGATAGGGAACGTTGTAGTTGACGAGTGTCTTGCCGGTGACACGCTAATTACGCTAGCAGACGGCACAGCTAAACCAATAGCCGACGTAATGAATGGTGATTTAGTCGTGGGTGGGGTAGTGAGCAACAAATTCCAACGTACTGGACTTGTTTACGAAGTAGTTACACAAAACGGAAAACTTAACTGTACCGATACACATAAGCATATTGTGTATAAAAAAGAGTTCAAGACGTATTCTAAAGGGGGGTATGTGCCTCCCGATGGTGACTGTGTTCAAGCAATACAGACAAAAGACCTGACCGAAGGGGACTACTTGCTGCTGCCTCTAAGTACACCACACGTAGAAAAGAGTGAATGGACGCCCGAACAACTGGCTTTCGTGGCGTTAATTTGCACCGATGGGCATATTGAGAAAAATCTCTCCAGGGTGAAAGTTGCTGTAAGAACAGATTTAGACTACTATAGAAGAGTGTTTAAGGCGGGGTTGACGGCTTTTGGATACGGTAGTAGTTATAAAGAATCAATTAATTGTCGGGGCGATTTAACTTTATGGTCTGCAAACAAAGAGATAATAACTACGTTAATGGTGACATTTGCTATCCCTGCGGGCAAGAAAGCCTATAAGCTAGTAATTACTGATACGGTTTTTACGGCGCCGTCAGACGCCCTGCGGGGGTTTATCACCACGGTATTCGCCGCAGAGGGGGCTGTAGTTACAGAAAAAAACGGTTGCCAACGCTTGATTCTTGACATGACTGCATACGCTTTCCTAGAACAGATGAGACAATTACTTATGAAGTTTGGGGTACACGCCCGTACACTGTCTAAGAAACCTGCTGATAAGCTTAAGGGCCACAATGATGTTCACCGAATAACAATACGTGGTCAGGATTTAATTAATTTTATAGAGAATATTGGTAATTTAGGTAACTCCCGTAAAACACTAGCCAGATTCTCTAAACAGAGGACATTTTACACTGATCGTGAAATTACCTATAAAGGATTACCTTATAGATTAACGGCTATAAAGAAGGTATCGCCGCTACATGGCACCGCAGTTTACGATTTTACCACCACAGACCATACTTTTATTGCTAACGGGATCTTAACGCATAATTGCCACCACACGCCAAGTACCACGTTTATCGAAGTGCTAAATAAGTTTAAAGCACGCAGAATAATGGGACTTACAGCCACACCAGAGCGTAAGGATATGCTGCAAGAGTACATGTATCGCGCAATAGGGCCTGAGGTATACCGAATCACGAGAGACGGCCTATACGAGTCGGGACGATTAATTAAACCGGAGATAAAATTCGTTTATAGCGATTTCGACTATGAGCCAGCATCAGTGAGGAATGGGACGTCTGTGGACGCTGGTGGCGAAGAATTGGACTATCACGACCTTATACAGCATTTGATCGTAGATGATGACCGTGCTATACTAATTGCAGACACCACGTTGAATAATTTAAAGCAGGGCTTTACTATCGTAGTAAGTGAGAGCATTAAGTATGCCCACAAGTTACACGGCTTAATTCTTGAGAGAGCCGCCGAGCGGGGTTTTAAAGGAATTCGTACAGCAGTAGTTCACGGCCCTATAAGCCAGTGTTCGTGGCGCGTAGCTCGTAGCGAGTTTGCAGCCCAAGAACTTATGCAGCAAGGTAAAGCGGTAGCCTACAGGTTTAATGCTAAAGCTAAACGGTGGGAAATCAAGGTTGAGAATTACACGGAAAGTGAAATGCGAAGCTGGCAATGCACTCCACTATATCGGAAACAAGTAATGGAAGAGTCCCGCGCTGGAAAACTTGATATTCTAATAGCTTCCAGTATTGCTAAAGAGGGCTTAGACTTACCTAACCTTTGTGTAGGACTTCTAGCAATACCACAAAGAGGCGATACAGGAAGCGCGAAGAACGGTATAGGGGTAGAGCAAACCATCGGGCGAATACAGCGGCCAGACCCCCGTAACCCAGAGAAGAAAGCGCTGTGGATCGATATAGTGGACGCGAATGTCGGGGTGTTTAAATCGCAGTATTACAGCCGGAGGAAAGTATACCAGAGGTTGGGGCTTACAGTTCCTAAGAAACCGAGAACCAACAAGGATGATATTGAAGCGTTCCTTGATGGAATGAAGTGGGATTGATGCTATATGCTAACTATTAATAAAGTCCATCAAGGGGACTGTATAGAGCTAATGAAGGAAATCGAAAGCGGTACTGTGGATATGGTACTTTGCGATTTGCCCTACGGCGTTACGGCACGTAATAAGTGGGACACTATAATACCTTTTGATAAACTTTGGGAGCAGTACGAAAGAATTACCAAAGACAATGCAGCTATTGTGCTGTTTGCTCAAGATAAGTTTACAGCGCATTTAGTACTATCAAACGAAAAAATTCACAGATATAATTTGATATGGGATAAAGAAATGACCACTGGATTCCTTAACGCTAATAAAATGCCCTTACGGTGTCACGAAGATATCGTAGTGTTTTATAACAAACCGCCAGTATACAACCCACAGAAGACAGTGGGTAATAAGAGTCATTCTAAAGGTCACAGCCAAAGAGAAGATGTAGGGGGTACGAATTACAATAAGGCCTCTACTGTTGACAATGTCGAGGAGCACGGAAACATGAAGTTTCCAACATCAATACTAAGGTTTCAGAAGGTACACCCATCAAAAGTCCGGCATCCAACCGAAAAGCCAATATTACTTGGGGAGTACCTAATCAATACCTATACGAATCCCGGGGACTTAGTCTTAGACAACTGTTGTGGTTCCGGTAGTTTTCTGGCGGCAGCTAAGAACACAGGCAGAAACTTTATAGGTATTGACACCGCTGAGGACTACTGCGTTATTGCCAGAGAACGTGTTAAATTACACGAAAAGTGAAAGGAGGTGATCAGATGTTCTGTCTTATTCCAGATAAGCAAGTTTGTCAGCATTGTGGGGAGCCTGTCGGGTGTAAACATACAGTCAACAAAATGGAACTGAGTATTACGGTGGATATGGACGAAATTGACAGCGCAATCAAAGTGCTGGAAAGTCACATCGAATTCCTAAACAATAAGCGGGGCCGCAAAATAGTCACTAAAAGCAAGGAGGAAAGTTTTGTGAATAATAGGTGCTTTGTTAAAAAGGTAGACGACATGGGGAACATGGTTATCCCAGTAAATATCCGGCGTGCGCTTGGTATTGACTACAGTACACTAGTAGATGTTACCGTAGAAGGTGATACAGTTGTCATCAAAAAGCACAAAGAACGCTGCAGTGCGTGCCATAGAACAGGTGACTTGATTAAATTCAGAGACGTAAACCTCTGCCCAGAGTGTCAGGAAGGGTTGATGAGACTATGAGAATAGTTAAACCTAGTTTCGAAGTCATTGATGAAATTGACGGCATGGAAATTCTAAAGAAGCTGGAACGCATTGGCCGAGTATGTTACAAGTCAGAGAATAAAATAACTGATGGTTCTGCTCTGAAATTTGTAAAGTCACTTATTGACCGTGGACACGAAGCTATGATTGAACACGTTAGTTTATCAGTTAGGTTTACCGTTGACCGGGGCGTATCCCACGAAATCGTAAGACACAGAATTTGCAGCTATGCTCAGGAGTCAACCAGGTACTGTAATTACGGGAACAACGATAAAGGTATCACCGTAATTGAACCTTGTTTCTGGGGGCAGGATACGCTTGACGACGACAGAAAGTATCTCAATTGGTTTAATGCCATGCAAGAGGCTGAAAACGCGTACTTGTCTTTGTTGGAATTAGGTGCACCGCCGCAAGAAGCCCGAAGCGTGTTACCTAATAGCCTGAAAACGGAAATCGTGGTTACAACCAACTTAAGAGAATGGCGAACCATATTGAAATTACGCACAGCAGCCGCCGCCCATCCCCAAATGCGGGAAGTAATGTGTCCGCTACTCAATGCTCTTAAAGCCTGTATTCCGATAGTGTTTGACGATATCAACTACTAAATCACACGCTTAGTACAGCGTATGAAGGGTGGTGATTATCTTGTAAACGTTAACTAATGTTCAAATAACTGATGATTGGGGGAGTTACATGAGTGAATTTCTGTACCTGCTACTAGGTCACTATCTTGCTGATTTCCCGCTACAGGGAGATTTCCTATCGGGCATGAAGGGTAAGAACAACTATTTACTGTTATGCCACGTTTTAATCTACACCTTAATATTAGGTGCCATACTTACGTTTTTCGGAATGTTCACCACACCGAAGCTGTGGTTGTTATTCGTGTCACACTTCACTGTTGACTATTGGAAGTGCCACTATGCACCGAAAGACACAGCATTGACGACAAGCCTATACATCGACCAAGCAATTCACATTGCGATGTTATTCCTGCTTTGTCTAAATTAAAACCAGTTAAGTTCCACGTTAAGCAAAATTAAAATATAAAGGGGATATAAATTAATGGAAAACAAAGAAAACAAAGAAGCGGCGGTAGCAGTAGTAGAAAAAAACCTTCCAGCAGAGGTACACAAAAAAGGTTACATTACCCAAATCCTCGAATCAACAATGACCAACTTCCTAGCTGTAAATGAGGGACTCGAACTTGACTACGTCCGTATGGGTGACTGGGTTAAAATCAACAGAAAGGGTAACTTTGTTCTTTCCAGTGATGAAACTGTATCCTTTGGGGATAGTATTGACGTCGTTATTGGCAAAGGTGAGCAGCGCTACATGGTATGGGGGGCTGACAAATCTCCGGAAAAAGGTGAGTTGATTGTTGCTGAACGTAACCGGGAAGATGCTGAAGCGGCACTTACAGCCTGGTTAGACCAAAATCCGGAAGCTAAGGAACGGTATAATCTTGACAATGTTAAACTGCGTTACCTCGCCTATATCGTGTTCGCTGAAGATATTAACGCGGAAGATGTACCACCTATCTACCTAATTAGCTATGCACCTGGCGATAGCTACGGCTGGGGTACATTTACACGAAATGTGTTTAATGGTCATTATAAAACTACCCATAAAATCCCTAAAGGTTCAGGGGCTAACACGGTAATCACTCGTCTGATTTCTGAAGTGCGGGATGTTAAAGGTAGCACAGATAGCTATGTTGGTATTAAATTTGAACCGGTTGGTCTGTTCATCCCTGCAGAATTCGGAATCCAAGAATAATTAAGAGGTTATAGAGGGAACTGCTGGGGCGACGTGGTGGGTATCCGGCACGGTGATTAAGTTACACTGGCGGCACACGTACTTAGACCTGCAGGGAGTAGTCAACAAGTCCTGTATTTTACGGGAATGAGATTGACGGGTTCGAATCCCGTACTCAGCAGCCTTTATATAAAAAATTAGGAGGCTATACAAATGTCACAAGAATTAACATTATCCAACGTATGCGAGGGCAGCATTGACGAAGAGTTTCAGCGCTGCTACCGAGAAGCACTTGCCGCAGGGGGAGGCAAAATTACAATCAACATTGATATAACCACAGTCGAAGGTACCGCTACCATGGCTAAAATCAAAGCAGGGGTAAAATGCGCACTGCCAGGGCTATCGAAAGCCGCTGTGTACCAGTTCGACAACAAGTTCGCTATCGAGGTTGAAGAAGAGGAATCAGAAGCTGTAGGGGCTACAGTAACCCAGTTACCAAAATATAATTTGGAGGTTATGTAAAAATGAGCAACGAAAAACAGATTAATGTAACGGTTAACGGTGACACACTAACGATTCTCGAAGGTCAGGCAAACAAACCATATGAACTTAAAGGATATGAGTACAATGCAGATTCTGTGGAAAGCCTGATAGCATTGGTAGAAAGCAAAGGTTCCGTTAAAAGCACAGTAATATCTTACAACGAGAACTACGTCCGGGTTATTCTTGATGATACCGTGATAAGCCACTCTAAAGACAGACTTAGTTATCAGTACAAGCTGTCACAGCAGTGCCGAGAGTGGTTTAATATTCTTACCCAAGGTGTAACTATGGATCAAGCCGAATTCATTAAGTTCTTACAGCGCCGGGAGCCTGGGGAAATTATAGGTATTGATAAGCTTATGGCTACCCTGAAGCAGTTCAAATTTGTTACGAACATCACCGGCGATTTCTCACAAACCGACAGCAGCAATTATACCTTCATGATCAAGGTAGGGGACGCAGAAGGTACTATTAAGTTGCCACAAACATTTGACGTGCATATCGAAATCCTTAATGAGTCAAGTTTTATGCAGTTTGTGGAAATCGAACTGGAAGTTAAAAAACCGAAATCCGAAGATGAAAAACCGAAGTTCTTACTTAGTTGCCCGAAATACCAAAGGTACTACAACGACGCGGTAAAAGCAGAAATTGAGAAGCTGAAAATCGCGCTTCCTAATCATTTAATTGTGGCTGGTAGTATTTAATCCTTGTGGATTCTGTTACTTGTTATCATTGTGACGTACGTCTCTATACTGTTTACGATGATTCGAGATTAGTTGTAGCTTACGCGTGTAGTGTGCCGGGGCCTAGGTGGCCCCGGTAACTATAAATAGGGGGCAAGCAGAATGCCAGACGTTCCTAAAGAATTAGTAGTAAAGGCAACAGTAAAACGGTTTTGCGATTTACAGGGATTTGATTACAATAGACTACCAAACCCTGATTGGTATACACAATATGTAAAAAGACTAGATGATTTCATTAAAGCTGTAGACAAGGAGACAAATAAAATGCAAACCGTAATATTCGATTTTGACGGCGTTATTCACAGCTATTCTAGTGGCTGGAAAGGCCCTGCTGTAATACCCGATCCACCTGTAAACGGTATTCGTGAAGCGATTGCCGAGATTCGAAAAGAGTATAAAGTAGTCGTGGTATCGTCGCGGTGCTATCAAGAGGGCGGTATTCAAGCAATCAAGGACTATCTACAGCTTCATAGTATTGAGGTTGACGACGTAACCGGGGAGAAACCCGCAGCCGTGGTCACGATTGACGATAGGGGTATCACGTTTGACGGCCACCCGGAAACACTGCTGGAAAAGATTAAAAGCTTTAAACCTTGGAATAAGAGATAGGGGGAAACAATCAATGCAAAATTACAAAGGTAAAATTGTGTATGTTGAACGTAAGTCTAGCGAGAGTGACTACGGTTCCGGTGAGTACGTCATATTTGAGCAGTCACCGAATAACTTATTTGGCATACCAACAGATGGTGGTATGTGTGGCCACTATGATACTAGAACAATAAACCTAATTAGCGAAAAAGAGGGCTATAACATTGTAAACTCTTACGACAATCAAGAATTTATAAAGCGTATGGTGCAAGCTATAAGAAACCTAGCAGCCAAAATCAATGACCCTATGAAGTCGTGGGGTGATGCTGTGTACATCAGGGCTGCAGAAGTCGCGCTTAAACTTGAGGCGCTAATTGATGATAATGACAGTGACGCTAAACTAAACCCGAAAATCGAAAACAACTTTAACTACCACACACCAAAAGACGGCCAACCAGAAAAGTACGACACTATCCGGAGTAAGGCTAAAGAATTAGCTTACGTGATTGAAGAGTTATGCCCTAATGGCAGGGAAAAATCTATGGCTATGTTCGAGTTAGAAACAGCGGTATTCTGGGCTAACGCAAGCGTAGCACGAAATTAACTTAGGAGGTAATCTTATGAAAGAAAAAGACTTAAATATTACCGAAGTACGGGGAGCGAAAGCAAATATCTCAGATTTACAGGTTTATGGCGATGGGGACACATTCGCCCTACTCTGCAAGGCTTCGTCGCAAGAACAGGGCTGGATGAAATCTACGAAAGTAGCTAATGTTCCCGGCGGCTGCATTGTTCAAATTACTACGCAGCAAAAGAATCCGGACGGCAGTTATGCTGTAGCCGAGGCACTTACCTACGTGCCAAGTGTTATGTTAGATAAAGAGGCTAATCCTCGAAAGTTAGTTCCAACTTGTTTTTGTGATAAAGTTTGTCATGTTTAGTTAGTAAAAGAACATACCGGGGCCATCGCGCCCCGGTGACTTAAAAAATTAGGAGGTATTTTGAAACATGAACATACCGTGCGGAATTGGTTCACCACAAGCACCGGAAACGAAAAAAGGTTCGCTCTCTGTCAGATTACGGGAAATTCAATCAGGGCTGCGGGAATCTGCCAGCATTTTAAATGAGGTGGAGGATTTGGTATTCCTACCTCAGCCACAAACAGTAGACAACACAGCCCCAACTACCCCACTTAAAAGCCCTGTAACAACTGTAGACGCTGAACTTGCCTCTGTTTATGACAGTGTATCCCTTATTAATAACAGAATGATAGCAGTTTTAAACGTTTTAAACCAGAACTTAGATACTGAACTACGTTTATCTTAAGGAGCTTAATTATGCCAAGACCATCAATGGACCCACTAGCTGACTTTAAATATACCGATGTATGGCACACACTACCCGATGGAACCAACAGTCCTTGGACGCGAATCCTAGCAGACGATATACAGAAGCATCAGCAAGAAAAAGCAGCAAACTATAGCTGCTATGCTACTGTACAAAGATTTGCCAATTCTAAAAGAATCAAGGGGGAACAGTGTTTGTCCCCTCTTTACTTCGACCTTGATTGTGCGGAAGATCCCGCTATCGCTCAAGTAGATTCAGTTAAGATAATCGACTTTTTTACTTCGGAACTCGACATACAGCCTACGGATATACACGTGTATTTCTCAGGTAGTAAAGGGTTCCATATTCTTATAAACCACGTAGCCTTTAATATTCAACCACGCAACGACTTGACAAAAGTATTTAAGCATATATCCGGCTACCTAACACACAGGCTGGAAATGGCGACTATAGACCCTATTGTATACACAATGCCTCGTATGCTACGAATTCCGAATTCCGTACACCAAACAACAAGGCTGTTTAAAATTGAAATCAGTATCGAAGAACTAAAAACTCTTTCCCTTGACGGTATTAAAGTACTAGCTAAAACTCCGCGTTTACAGCCCATAATAGCTGAAGATGTACGGGAAACAGCACAAGGAACGCGCAAGGCGGCGGCTCATTTCTACCAGGATAAGTTAGTAGAATACCAACAAATGCTGGCTACAGCGGGTGCGCGGTACTCTAAAGACGTTTACAAGTTCAACAAAGAGAACCCGCCTATATGCGTTAAGGATATCCTTGAAAATGGCTGGAAGAAAGATGGAGATCGTAACCCGGCTACCTTACAGCTTGCTTGTTATATGAAGGACGCAGGTTATACAAAAGCCGAGGCCCTCGCTCTCTTGGAACCGTGGGTACTAAAGTATACCACGGCGTCCGGGAATTATCAGAAGCAGGCACGTGTAGCGAATACCCGTAGCGCGCTCGACTCAGTATACAACGCTGAATGCCGTTTTGGTTGTGCCTTTATTCGCAGCCTCCATGGGCCAAAGGTTCCGGGGAATTCCGAGTATGATCGTGTTGCGTGTTCCGGTATTCATTGTTCGTGTACGAAAGCCGGGATAGAACAAGATGAAGCAGAAGCGACTGTCATGCACCTTGATGGGACAGCAAATGCGGACTACACAGGCAAGCTGGTAAAGACAAGAGTAATGATAGCCGGACGTAAGCAGACCCCGTATATTGTTCCCCGGCGTATCGAATTTCACTGTTACGGACGATCTACCTGCAAGAAAGTTCACTGTCCTCTGTTTGATGTGCCGGAAGTTTACCACGACTTAGGTCAGAATAACCGGGAACTGATTCAAATGGCCGGCGCGCATGACAATGATCTTAAAACTATAATTAAAGGTATGTCGGGTACACCTAGCTGCACTAAGTACAAATACGAAGTGTTGGAAACTACCAACGTAGAAGAACTACTGGTTATTCCAATGGCGGAAACAGGGGTATCCGGTGACTTAAACGCTGACGGCAGGTATGTACTACGAAAGATATATTCCGTAGGTGGCATGCAGATAAGCGAGAATAAGTACTACGAGCTTACGGGATACGTATTTCCCCACCCAAAGAATCAAGAGGGGACAATCGTTATTAAGTCAGCTAAACCACTGCAAGATATTGTAGAAAGCTTTAAACTTACACCGGAAATTGGAGAATCATTGAAATTCTTCCAGCCTGCAGACGAGACGGCGGCGGGTATTGAAGTCAAGTTGGCTCAGATTTGCGCTGATCTTACCTACAATGTTACACGAATCGTGGAAAGAGACGAAACCCTGCTAGGCGTACTTCTGGTACAGCATAGTATCTTACGCTTTAGTGTACCGTGGAGTACCGATCCAATACGTGGGTGGGTGGAACTTAAGATCGTAGGTGATACAGCTACGGGCAAAAGCGAAATGGTCAGCCACATACTTAAGTACACAGGCTTAGGAACAAGGGTTAATGCAGAATCTGCCAGCCGTACAGGGCTTACCTACCGAATGGAACAGGGGAGCGGCCAGGGTGCTTGGTATATCGTTTGGGGAGCTTGGCCTCTGTCAGACGGCGAAATGATTTGGATTGACGAAGATACAGGTATCACTAAAGAACAGTATGGAGAAATGACGCTGGCGCGCTCAGACGGACGCCTAGAAGTCAAAAGAGCTGTAACTGCCGAAACGCCTTGCAGGGTTAGGGCTATCCTCAGTGGTAATGTCGCAAGTAGTGGTTCCGTAAAACGTCTTTCTAGTTACGGCCACGGTGTAGAATCCCTAAAAGACATATTCAACAATGAAGATATCCGGCGTTTTGACTTCGGTATCTTCATGAGAGCTGCAGATGTTGACCCAGACAAATACAACCAGGAATTGCCCATCTACCCGCAGTCTATTAGTTCCGAATTACTGAAAAATAATGTGCTGTTCGCGTGGTCACGTACGCCTACACAAGTGCAGTTCGCTCCCGGTGCAATCAAAACCATTCTTGATGTCTCTAATGAATTGTCGAAAACTTATGGAAGAGCAAACGACACCCCGTTAGTTAGTCCTTCTGATCAAAGAAACAAGATGTGCCGGTTATCTACAGCTTTGGCGGCTTTGCTGCATAGCGTGGATGAAACTGGCGAAATAGTGGTAGTTAAGTCGGTACACGCGGAATTCTTGCTCGGGTATCTCAAAGGCATATACAATGCTCCTGGCTGTGGTTTAAACTACTTCGCTAAACTCGCTATCAAGGAAACGGAGATTGACGATGAAAAGTATGCGAAGATTACCAACGGCTTGAAGAAAGTTGACACAATTAAAAGTGACGGAAAGTTCTTCGAATTTGTTAAGCTCTTTGCACAACAGCGGTACTTAAGGCTGGGGGACGTAGAGGCTATGCTCTCTATCGACAAGGAAGAGGCAAAGGCTATAGTAGCAGCTCTAACAAAGCTCAGGATGATTGAGAACACTAGCGGAGGATTTCGAAAGACTTCTAAGTTTAACGGATACATTGCTAAGTGCTTCGAGCTTGGATTGTTTGATAATATCGATGATGACGAGGATGATTGATTATGCCACATCTTTACGATGACCTGTGTTTACAGGCTAAAGCTGGAGATAACGACGCTATGGAACGCATGCTAAAGATTATGTTTAAGATCGTAGGAAAGTACTTGAGTGGGTTGCCTATGAGGTTTCGTATAGGATACGAAATTAAAGATTTAGCACAAACATCAATGATCGGCATTCTGGAAGGTATTAAGAAATTCGACCCGAGTATAGGCGTACCAGCGGAATCATGGCTGTTGAAGGTAGCTCAACGTAAGATTAATACAGAGCTGAAGAATCAGAACCGCGAAAAACGCAAAGGGGATTTTACAGCTCTCTCCCTTTCCTTAATGATGGAGCGGAATTCAAGCGAACCACGGACTCTGGAAGAAATGATAGTAGATAAGGCGGACATAGAGGCTGAAGTCGTTGACGAACTTACAGCCTCTGAGATATACAGCGCCTTGTCCGCTTGCCTTACACCTATGGAACTACGTGTGCTGCAGCTTCAGTACGCAGGGTATTCTGGCCCTGCAATAGCTGAAAAGATGGGAATCCGGTATAAGGCGTTCGATAACGCGCAACAACGTACAAGGAAGAAAGCTAGAAAATTACTAGGAGGAACATTATGAGTAAGATTGCGGTGTACTTAGCAGGGGCTATGACGGGTTTAACTAGGGAGGAAATGACGGAATGGCGTGATGATGCTACTTATATGCTTCGAGTAAATGACTTCAGAGTTTGGAATCCGGTGAGCACTCTCCTTGACGGTTCTTCTACAGCTAAAGAAATTGTTGACAGTAACAAATTCATGCTTATGCACAGCGACATTATTTTAGCCGAAATGATTAACAGGAAAGATCCGAGCATAGGTACTATATGTGAAATAGTACTTGCAGGAGAGTTAGGAAAACCTGTTATTGCTTTTGGTGACAGTCCATCACTTGTTTATCCGTGGGTTGATGTTAACGTCACGGCAAGGTTAAGGACGTTAGAAGACGCCATGAAGTATATTGTGGTGAACTACGGTTGTTACGTTTAAGGGGGTTAGTCCGTGGCTAAGTATCGTAAAAGACCTGTTGTAGTCGACGCTGAAGTTTACCACCCTGGAGTGGAAGATGGTTGGGTAGTCCATTTTAGTGGTAATGCATTCAACTATGAAAAGGTATTTGAGTCCAAAGAAAGAGCTGAAAAATTCGTGGAACTTAATCTGGGTTTTATTTTTATGGAAGACGAAGACCGGAAATATGACGACATTATTTATGAAACGCCTATGCCCTATATTAAGACTAAGGAAGGAAAGCATGAAATATCCGAGGGCGACTACATCATTACGGGTGTGGTAGGTGAAAGATACCCATGCAAGCCAGATATATTCCATATGACTTATGAAGAAGTTGGGGCCGATGATTTATGAATGTCTTATCACTATTCGATGGTATGAGCGGTGGTCAGCTAGCACTGCGAAGAGCTGGGATACACGTGAGCAACTATTTTGCAAGCGAAATTGATAAGTACGCAATTCAAGTTACAATAAATAACTTTCCTGAAACCAAGCAACTAGGGGGCGTGACTAGTATAGACCTCAGTACGTTACCAGAAATTGACTTATTGATGGGTGGTAGCCCCTGTCAAGGGTTTAGTTTCGCGGGTAAACAACTAAACTTTTCCGATCCAAGGAGTAGGCTGTTTTTTTGACTACATAAGAGTAAAAGAAGAACTACAGCCAAAGTATTTTTTGCTTGAAAATGTTAACATGAAAAAAGAGTACCTAAACATTATTACAGAGCACATGAAAGTTGAACCCATAAAAATAAACTCTGCTGACTTTTCTGCTCAAGACCGTGTAAGATGGTATTGGACAAATATCCCTTTTGAAAAAGAGTGGACCAAATGTCCAGAAACGGTTGAGGACGTACTCGAAGATACTGTAGACGCTAAGTACCTTATCAACCCTAACAGACTAGTTGTTATTCTAGAAAACGAAGTTAAGCGAAGAAAAATAGCTTATATAGGCTCAGACAACCAGGGTAATCGGATATACAGCATACACGATAAGTCTGTAACCTTGTGTGGGGATGCCTGTGGTCTTGGAGCTAAAACGGGGCTGTATGCATTACCGTGTTTAACACCAGATAGGTTAAGCAAAAAACAAAACGGAAGAAGATTTAAACCACCACACAGTAAATTTTATACGTTAACCGCTCAGGATAAACATGGGATATTAACCAATAACTTCATCCGCAAACTAACTCCACTGGAATGTGAAAGACTTCAAACAGTACCAGAAATGTATACAGCTAGTTGCTCTGATAATCAAAGGTATAAGTTGCTCGGTAATGGCTGGACAGTTAGCGTAATAGCCCATATACTCTCAGGTATGAAGCCAAGCACAGAATCAGATAACCAATTCCACTAAACGTGAAAAAGAAGGTGTCCTATGAAATTCGGAGACGGATCATTTATTATAGGAGGTAAGAAGCCTCTAGCGAGCAGGGCAGTACAAATTCAGTCTACAGGGGAACAGCAAAAAACGCTGTCCCCTGTGAAGCCTAAAAAGAAGCCAGGGGAGTTTAATATCACTTGGCCCCCGATGCCTATTCAACAGGCAAAGGATTACAAAGTAATTACCACAGCAAACGAACTAATTAAATACCTGAAACGCTGTGAAGAAAAAGGCATATGCGGATTCGATTATGAAACTACGGTAACAGACGAGTACCGTGCTATATGGGCTGTAAAAGAGCGTGAGTTTGCGTCAGAGATTGACAGAATCAACGACGAATACCAGTGTGAAATGGACACATTAGACAGGCTTGACCCTACGTCGTCTACAACTTTTAAAAAGCTCGACAAGGAACGCGACAAAGAACTTGGAGCTGTGAACAAGGCGTATGAAAAAGCTGCAAGTGCTGACTTCCTAAGAGCGCCGCTTGATCCATGGAAGTCAGAAATATGTACGGTGTCCCTAAGTGCTGCTCCACATGAAGCGCGGGTTGTGTTTATAGGTAATCCTGGTGCTAATCAGTATAAATTAAATGTTAACAATATAAAAGAAAATATGGAGTATAAAAGTGGTTCATCTTTTATGCTCCCCAGTGACTATGCCGACCTTGTCAGAAAAGAAGTATTCGAAATTCTCAATAAACACCTCTTCCAAAACCGTAAGATAACTAAGGTAGCTGTAAACCTTTCCTTTGAAACCAAACAAACCACTAAACTAGGTATGTACATCATGGAGCCTGTTGCTGACCCCTTGATTATGTGGGTAAGATGTATGCAGGTGGTAGCCCCGCAGAAGATCCTTGATGTTAAGCGTCCGGCTACGGGCAAAGGTCTCAAGCCAATGACGTGGGAGTACTTCGGGGTTAAGATGGGTAACTTCGAAGAGTTGCTCAAGAAACACGGAGTGCAGTTTTTCTCAGAGATTTCCGCGGACCACCAAGACGCGCTCATTTACAGCGCGGAGGACTCTGATTACGCAGTACAGCATTACCTGTATTGGCGTGAGATAGCTAAACAAATACCAATGTACGATGATTGGTTACACAATATTGAAATGCCCTTCACACGTGTAATCGGTTTGATGGAGTACTGGGGTATGGCCTGGGACGATGATCTTGCCGAGCAAAAAAGACAAGAAGCCGAGAACATAAGGGACGCGGCTATCACTGAAATGGTTAAGATTGCTAAAGAGCAGTTTGACTATGACCTGGATACCGGGAAGACAGGCAAGACGGGTAGTGTACAGTACTTCCTGTTCGATGTCTTAGGTGCCCCGATAGCGAAGGTCAGTGATAAGACAGACAGACCCTCACTGGATGAAGAATCACTAATTGATATGCGGTTCATGCTGGAAAATAAATTACACGACATTAAAGAAGAAAAATACCTAGCTGTAGAACTTCCTGAAGATTGGGAAACGCGGGACGTAAGTAGTGATCCGGATTTCGGGAAAGATGAACGAGCCGCGGTTAGAGTTAAACAGCGTCCGGACTACGAGCATAAGGAAACCGCTTTACGGTTTATTGACTTAATTCAAACAGTTCAAACATATACAACATTGATTTCCAGCCACATTATAGGCAGACAAAAGTATATAAACCCTATATCGAGGCGTATCCACGCTGGTTATACGCAGTGGACGGAAACTTCTAGACTTAATTCACAATCGCCTAATCAACAAAATGTCAGCCGTGATCCTATAGGAAGTATCAATGTTCGTAACTTCTATGAAGCACCTTCCGGTAAAATCTTATTCTTTATTGACTTCTCCGGATTTGAATTACGGTTAATGGCGTGGGCGTCTAAGGATGAAACAATGATTGACGCTTTTCTACATGGTGGCGACCTTCATAGAAAGACCGCGGCCACGATGACAGGCAAGCCTGAATCAGAAATAACTAAAGCTGAGAGAACGAATGCCAAGGCAGGCAACTTCGGGTGTAACTATGGTGGAGGCCCTCACGCGCTTCAAAAAACCCTTAAAACGCAAAATGGTATTCGTAAAACATTAGCTGAGTGTGACCATATTGTTCAATCAGTTATGGGGACATACAAACGGATACCTGAGTACCAAAGAGACTCAACCCTTTTTGCAAGGGAAAATGGTTATGTCCAGACTATTTACGGCTATATTCGAATGTTGCCAAATATCAACACATCAAATAACACGTTACGTGGATCTGACGAACGTAGAGCGGGGAATACGAGAATCCAAGGCGGAGCTGCAGATATTATGAAGAAGTGTCAAAATGCTGTATACGAAGAAATAGGTAAGAGCGACATTTTACAGCACGGTAAGACGGACATGGTAGGTCAGATTCACGATGAAATTATACTGGAAATGGATGATGATCCACTATTAGTGGAAAAAGCGGGTAACTTTATTAAGGCTCTAATGGAGCAGCCACCTATCCCGGACTTCCCTGTACCGATAATAGCTGAAGCATCAGTCGGTTATCGTTGGGGTGAAAAGATGTCTCTCGAAAAATGGCTGGAAACGAAACGAGGTGATCAGCATTAAAGGCACAACACTTGCGAATGAATCAGCCGCCGATAGACCGAAAACTGATTTCTACCCTACACCAGAGAACGTGACGCTCGCTCTGCTGGATTTCCTAAACCTGCCAGAAGACACAGTAATATGGGAACCGGCTTGCGGAGAGGGACATATGGTAAAAGCTCTAAGAAGCTGTGGATATACTGTATTTCCTACAGACCTGCATGATTATGGATTCGGTGTTCCTCATACTGATTACCTTGAAGCAAGTATACCCAGGTGTGATTGGATAATCACAAACCCACCATTCAATTTATTTGAGGAATTTGTTCGCAGGAGTATAGTACACGGCAAACCATTTGCGTTATTAGCAAAGTCGCAGTGCTGGCATGCTGAATGCCGGGGCGCGAAACTATTCTGGGAATTCCCACCTATGGCTGTACTGCCCTTAACATGGCGACCGGACTTCCATTTTGGCACAAAGGGTGGACGTCCTACAATGGAATGTATTTGGACTGTTTGGGGTACTGAACCTGCGAAACAGACAATATACCTGCCTTTATTAAAACCTAAGAAAAGGAGTGAACAAAATGCCTAAAGAAACATGTGTAAACTGTAATGAAAATTCATGCCCATCTCACGGAACGCCTAACTCTGGTTGCCCAGACTGGACGCCGCCTGTAACTGAACCACAGAAAAGCGTCACCAATATTAGTATAAAAGATATAAGGTCATTGTTGGACGAGTTGACGGAGCGCAGAGAATCCGACCTAAGACCGGCTACAGCTTTTCTAAACAATGTTGAATACACTCAAATCGGACACCTAAAGTCTGAAGTACTCGAATTAGAACTCGCATGGGATAAGTGCCTGTGGGACAGGCAAGGGGAGTACGCAGAAAACGACGCAAAAAACGACTTAGCTATGAACATGGAAATTGTTGACATTCAAATGAGTGCCGAAACCCTGCTGGCTATTCGGGGTTTAGATGAACAGCAGCGGCGCGACCTACGAAAAAAGGTTATCGAAAAGAATAGGGTTAGGGGTTATTACAATGCAAAGTGAACAACTAGCGGAAATCATATCCCAGGACGTAAATCCAAGAACAGGCAGACCATATAACATTATAGGCTTTACTGTAAACGAATCCCGTAAAGACAAAAGGACCGGCGTAGTCGTCGGTCCTGGTGTAAAGAATCCTTGCTACAGAGCTAGTGACTACGTCGAGAATAGCTACAAAAGGATGATGACTAAATGGCTGTAAGAAGATATCTGAATAATGCCGAACGGGATACTTGTTATATCATGAGCGCTCTATATGCCTGGTCCCGCGCTGCTGCTGATGTTATGGCTAAGTATCCGCAACGTAAAGAGATAGTCAAGTGTCTGAGATTAGCAGGAACCTGGACAAAAAAGGCTAAGGAAGAACTGCTACAGCCATTGGACACCAAAGAACTAGCATATGTCACAGCCGAAAGCAACAAGGTCAAAGTTATTACGAAGTACACGGATGATGCAATTCGTGAACTAAAGGCGATAGAAAACCTAAACAGCACTGTAAAAATTGATAAGGACGCCTTTTATACAATAGTGGAATTCGCTATTGCAGGCTACTGCAAACGCTGTAAGGCTCACGGTGCAGGGGAAATATGCCAATGTACCTTACGTACCACTTTGATGGACACAGGCGTAGAAGCCCTGAATTGCTGTGCCGATGAAGATACTTGCCAGTATCAGGACTATGAGGAAACGGCTGTAGAGACCGCTATGGTGGATGCTTTGATGGGGAAGGGTGGTGACTGAGGTTATGCTTATAGCTAAAAAAATACGAAAAGGATACTACAAGGTTCTTCGAAACAACATAGTTATAGGTGAAATACTATATTGTGGGTGCGACATAGAGCCTAACGGGGACACAATAGACCGGTTTGCTGTAGATATTCCAATGTATAAACTTAGGCATGGTGCGCAAATCCGCGTAGGTAAAAACGGTTATGATTGTGAAAAACAAGCTGAGGAAGCCGCGCTATCCGCATTACTGAACTGGTCTACTCACAAACTTAGCAACATGGAAGAGGGTAAGAAGAATGACAGTATATAAACCTATTGAGCAGCAAGCTAAAGAATGGCAACAAGCTTTACGGTTAATGGACTGGGATATTACGGTAGAAGTAATTAGTCGTGCGGAATTTGATTATAAATACCCGAAGTATGCCGGACAGGAGTGTACAGGTATGAATTCGCGTGATTGGCACCACCATGGTTCTGTAATCAGTTTAGTAGATACCATTTACCTTGAAGAGGACTTAGTACATGAATTGTCCCATATGCTGCTAGATCCTTTTCAGTTATTGGTTGAGGAGGTTATTGAATACTTGCCTGCCGAACTAAAGGATTTCAGCACAACAGCTTTAAAACACCGACTTGAGGAAAGCGTCAATATGGTTGCTACGGCTTTAATTAATGCTCGAAAGGTGGACAAAAGCTGTAATGACTAAATCTAAACTTAACTTTAAGCTATGCCCTCGTTACGAAGCACAAGAATGCGAAAACGATGTTCTCTGCAGTAATAAAAACCCTAAAGCCTGCTGCTTCCATTGTGAGAAGAAAGGAAGCTGTGGCATGGCATGCAAGACAACCGACATACCCAGTCCGTGGGTTACTAAGTGGAGAAAGGAAGTGATGGGTACTGCTAAAAAACGTAAAAAGTAATTTATGTTTGGTGATCCTATCGATATTAATAATGAGGGGTGCGCTGTATGGGGAAGTTTTACACGAAAAGGAAAAAGCCACCACGGAACAAGGAGAGGGAATTGTGGTCCACGATTGCCGACATGGAAGCGGAGAACCGACAACTGAAGACGCAGCTAGAGGAATATTACCAGTCACTGGGGCCACAGGCAGCACAACCGCCCCCGAAGAAGCACCTTCCGAATACGCACTTGAGGATATTTCTTACGGGAGTACTAGCAGGGGCGGCGTTCACCGTGGCGTACCTCTTGGTAATTTTACCATAACCTTCTACACGGCAGGGCCAGAGAGTACCGGAAAAGATATAGGAGACGAAGACTATGGTATTACCGCTATAGGATCTACGGCTGTAGAGGGGCGTACAATAGCCGCAGACTGGTGTGTTTTGCCGCCTAGATCCATCGTATACATAGATGGTGTGGGTACTAGGTATGTTGAGGATCGCGGGGGAGCCATTAAAGGTAAGCGTATTGATGTATTTATGGACGACCATAAACAAGCTTTACAGTGTGGCAAAGTTTCACGAAAAGTGTATCTAATAAGGAGAGGTGCAGAATGAATATTCGACAGTGTAACAAGAAAAGAGCCAAACGAATCAGTAACCCGCCACTATTAGCCGCAGTTAAGGCCAGGTTTAAGAAAGCAGCTAAAGCGGCACGCGTTATGCAACGGCTAGTTAATTATCAAATACAGATGGATTATAAAATCTTTTCAGGGCGCCAATATGGTAAAACCTTCCTAGCCCAAACCGTGGCCTATGGAGACTGGTGGAACCTTGCTAAAAACTGCCTATTCCCCTTCTTATTACCGCAAATTGAGTATTGTATCACTTGCGACAAACTGGATTGCCGAGCAAAGCAATTAGCTGCTTACGCTAAAATATTACCGCCTACAGCTTTTAAATCTGGGAAGAGGGTTTGATTTAATGCCTTTAGCTGTAAAACTAATAGCCGGTAAAGACCACGCCTCGTTTTGGCTTACGACAGACGACTGGGTTGATGCGTCAACAGATAGAATTGTACCTAATAGCGAAATTCCAGATGACTTAAAAGTCTTCAGGACAGAGGCGGCGGCAGACAGATTCATGAAAACCTTTACCGGCCACCCAATATGGGCTGTGCCCGTACACAGCTACATCCTTATAAATGTTAAGAGAAAAACCCGTAGAGTACAGGTATTTGATAAGTGGGAGGTAGTATGACATGCCAAGAGTACCGATGAAAGCGCAAATGAATACCCTGGCTGAAGAGTTAGCCAGCGCACAAGCCAGAATTAACAAGCATGAACAGCAAATAGAGGCTATTGAAAAGCAAGAATTGATTCGTACTTCGCAAGCGTTCCGGAATATGACGCTGTGGATCGGTGACCTAGAAACGTATGCTCAAGAAGTAGTAGATGCTGAAGAAAGGTTACGTGCCGGCAAGGGAACAATACCCGACCTGCAGTTCACTATTGCTACGCTGGCGGCTACCTTGAGGGGGCGGGCAGCAGTATGACAACACGATTAGAGGTTATTGCGTTCCTTGTAGAAGATGCTCGAAAAGAAGAAGAACTGTTAGATGCCTACAAAAGAGCTGAAGACGCCGCCGAGAAAACAGCGCAGCAGGAGCAGAAAAAGACAGGTAGTTATGTTTCTTGTTACCGTTATTTAAATTGGGGAGGACAAATACCCCACAAATCAACGGTAGCCCAAAAGCTAAAATTAGTGAGACAACTTTGTTTGCAGGAGATGAAAGAACTATGATGCAATCTGTTGAGCAACGTTACTATACTGACGCGAAATTTCATACACTGGTTGACATGATGGAAAAAGCTATCAACGAGTGCCAATTCACGCCTTCCGAACTTCGGGAGGCGGCTGTCTACGCGGCTATAAGGCATGAAGAACGGCGTATACAGCCTACCTTCCCCTTTAAACTACATGATTCTGCGGGTGGTGAATAATGGGCTGGGATTTTTACAGCTTTCAAACCATAAAGTCAACTAAAAAAGATCATCAATGTGTCTGCTGCTCAATTAAAATACCAAAAGGTAGTAGCTGCATTTATCAATCAGGTAAATATGACGGCGATTTAGTATCTCAATATGTTTGTCATAATTGCAACAATTTATATAACGAGTACTCGGCAGATA